ATTTTAATAGCATAGTGCACAACAATCCTAGGTTCTTGTTGTGAATAATCAAAACTTGCCCACTTACAATTTTCTTCTGGTAAAAACATCTCTCTCATTTTTTTACCTATATAACCTCTTGCAGGAATTTGTTGTAAGTTTGGATTTGACATACTGAACCTACCAGTAAGAGTGCCACCAGAATCAGATCTTATTTGATTAATGTCTGCGTGTATTCTTCCTTTATGCACATAATCTAATAACCCGTTAATAAACGTATTAACGGCTTTATCATACTCTCTTGCTTTTGCAATCATACGTAAACATTTATTGTCGTGTGTTTTTAAATAATCTTTTGGTAGTTGTGGCATTCCAGACTTTGGTGTTTTTTTGTAGTCTGTAATGTTTTGATTATTTAATAATTGTTTTATTGATGAAGCTGCCCAAATATCAACTTTAATAGTTGTTCTTTTTTCTATGGCTTTAATTATTTGAGTTATTCTTTTTTGTAAATGCTTGCCAAAATTAGTAGCTTTTTGGACATCAATTTTAACGCCTTTAAATTTCATGTCAACCAAACAAGGAAATAATTTTGTTTCTAATTCAAATATTTTTCTACAAGTTTTTTCATCGTTAGTTTCTGGATTAGTGTATAATACTTCGTCCAATTTTTTATTAAAAAGATTCCATAACTTTAAAGTTAGGTCAACGTCTTGTTTTGCATACTCTTTTACAACAGAAGAAGGAAGTTTGTGCATGTTAGACATGGGATCCTTCACCATTCCTCCGGACCATTCTAAAGTTTTTTTTTGTAAGTCATATTTATATTTTGAATCTTGTAAATATTTTTTAGAAAGAGAATCTAAAGAATATCTCATTTCATTTTCATTTAAAACAGAAGCAGCAATCATAGTATCTACTAGTCTACCTTTTAACATTTTTCCTGTAACTGCTCTAATCCAACAAACATCATACATAGCATTATGAAACACCTTTGTAATTTTTTCGTTTTGAAACAACTTATCATTAAGAACATTCCAAAATTTATTTGTATCTAATGAATCTTTATCTATATCTGTATGATTTAATGGAAAGTAAACAGTATCCTTACCCGTAGCAATTGCTACACCACATATAAAACCATCACCTCTTACAGCACCCAATCCTTTAGTTTTTAAGTTAGGATCATAAGTTTCTAAGTCAATAGCAACAGTATCAACATTTTGTAAATCTAAATCTTCTGGAGTATTACACATTATTTGTAATCTCTTTCAATTATCATTTCTATAAAATGTATTGCTTTCATTAAATCTTCCTTTCCATTTTTATCTTGATGCCTTATTATATATTTTATAGCGCATCCTTCTGGATATAGCAACTTGTTCTCCACTACAAATTTACTAGGCTGTATGACATACTTTTGATAGTGAGATCCTCCGTGTTGTTTATTCCAAACATTTTTATTTTTATGTTCTGTCATATACTTCTCTTTCCTGTCTCATAATAAAATTGTGAAAATCCTCTTCACTAAATCCTTTATTAAAGATTTCTTTTTTATTTGCTTCGATTCCACCTAAAGACATATTAGTTCGTGATAAGATAGTCCAACAATCATATTCACCCCTACTATAAGCTACATAACCTAACCTACGGCCTTCATAAAAATCTTCTCTTCTCGTTACAGTAAGATCAACAACAATGTTGTTTCGTGTTAAACCTTTTACTTGATGTATATTTCCATACTCAACTCTTGGCATTTTTTCTACATTAAAATTATTTAATAAAACTTTTTTAATAAAAGGAATTTTAGGTAAAATTTTTGTGTCGGTTACAACTTCACTAAAGTTTTTGTATTGTAAAACATCAGGTTTTAACAAATTTAAATCTATTATTTCTTGAACATTATAGTCTTTATTTATAAGAGATTCTAAATTTTTAACTTCTCCCATTTTATTTACTTTAACACCATTCTGTCCTCTAACCCCAATTAAAGGCCAATACTCTTTAATTTGTTGTAAAGAAACTTTATCACTTAAAAACTTATTCCAAGTATTAAAACATCTAAAAACTTTTCTGCTTATATGAGGATCACTACCTACGTGACTAAAATCTATTCCATGTTTATAAAAAAATGTTTTAATGACATCGTCAGATGGCACACCTCTATATACAAATAAAAAAGTTTCTAACGTGTTTTTTATTTTTTGTAAAAGTTTAAAACTACCTGGACAAGGTTTATCAATTCTAGAAATAAAATTATGTTCTCCAATTTTACCACCTGCAGGTAACCATGTTCTTGTGTAACCCCATTTTTTCCAAACAGGAGCTATTATATTTTTACAAATTGTATTTATTGTTTCACAACATCTAAGTCCTGCTTTTAATTCATTGTCTTTATGTTTAAGAGCTAACATATGAAAGTACTCTGGATCTGCACCTGCATATTGATATAATGTTTGATCTGCATCTCCAATAAAACGATATCCTTCAGGATCTGTTATATTAGTGGCTAATTTATGTAATGCTTTTATTTGTGGTCTACTACAGTCTTGTGCTTCATCCACCATTAAAACTTGAATATCCTCCGGTTCTTTTCCATAAAATAAAAAATTATCAATCATATCTTCAAATGATAATCTTTCTTGACCAGGTGTTTTTCTAAACTTATCGTATTCTTCTTTTAAATTTTTAAGCATTTTTACACTGTATGGTTCAAAAGATTTTGGATCGCAAACTTTTGCATATTGTTCAGAAGTCATTTCTCTTCCGTGTGCCTGTGAACAAAATTGATATAAGGGATGTTTATCCCATTTCTTTTTCCATTTTTTCATTATAGGAAATTTACTTGCAAACTTATTGTGATCTTCTTTTTCCCATTTACTCATTTTAACATACATAGATCTACAATAACTATGTATTGTGCATATTTGATCTTCTAAGTCTTCTATCGTAACACCTTGTAATTGAGGCAAAGTTTTTACAGCTTTTATAATCTCCATAGCTGCAACGTTAGTATGAGATAATACAACAATCTCATTCCATTTATATTTTTTTACAAACTCCTTATATCGTTTTCGTAACTCAATAAAAGTTTTTCCGGTCCCTGGAGGACCAGATGTAAATATGGGCTCATTCATTTTTTTCTCCTGTTATTTCAACGTAATCACCCTCTAATAAGAGCGATCTATTTTCTACTTTTTGGTCTTCTATTCTCCAAGAAACACACGATTTTTCTTTGTGTTTACCGTGATATTTCTTTGCTTTTAAAACACGTTGTACTTTTAAAACTAAGTCTACTCTAGGCAAATTTATTTTATTTTTTTGCAAATCATCTTCAAAATGATCTAGGTTAAACTCAAGAGAATAATTTCTAATATTAAAATAAGGTAATTTATAAATTGCTAAATTATCTTTATCTTCATAAATACCTTCTTTATTTAAATAGTTTGTAAAATATTTTCTAAATTTATAATCTTCATCTGCCTCTGCAACATAATTATTAGATCTAGTTCTACTTAAATATTTCTGTCTCATAATTGTTTCAAAATCTTTTGGTTTCATTTTTGGAACCCAAAGAGATGCCTGTCTTATTATTTCATCGTAAAACATTTGTTGTTTTGTAAGCGTTGGCCCATCAACTATTATTTCTTTCTCAACTATCTCACCGTCAACTAAAGTATTTACCTTAACTATGTATCTATCACTTCCATATTCAATTATATCACCTATGGATTCTTGTGCAATTTCTTTGCCTGCAGCATATTTTATACCTATCCAACTAAATAATTCTGCAACACCTCTTGGTGAACAACCAATAATTTCTGCTAGTTTAGGTAGTCCTAAATTTTTATTAGCTTTTTCTCCACTAGAACCTTTTGATCTTCTTTTTAAAGCCTCATCATCATTTGCAGCAATCGCTATATTATAAACAAACTCATCTATTTCATTTACATCCCATTGTGCATGTTTTAATAAAACACCTGCTATCGCAGTACAATATGCGTCTCTCTGGCCCTGTGGTGCGTATAAAATACAAAGTGCGGTAGAGAGTGCAACTTTGCCTACATCTGCTCTTAAATCACCTGTATACTCGTTTAAACCAGCATATTTCTCCCATTTAACATATTCGTTTGCTTTACTATGTTTAGATCCTGGCACTATTGTATATTTATCATGTCCATGTCGTAATTCGCATAACATTGCACCGTGAGGTAAATTTTCAAATGTATGTTTTAATTCTGACGGTAGTTTAAATTGTGTAAATTCTATTTCATCTTTCCACCAATAATGACTTGATGGATTCCCTTCTCTCCCTGAAATTGCACTACATTCTTTTATGTAATGACCTATGAATCTTTGTGCTAATTGATTATCAATATCTAAATCAACGTCTCTATCTAATCTTAACGCTATTTCACAGTGGGGATAATTCTTTTTCCATTCTTCTTTCGTTACTTTAAAACTTGGATCTGACCAACCTTTGACTATATGTCTACCCTTTAAACAGGGTATAATGATCCTACCTAGATTAATCCAATCTTCATAAGTAACCGGTCCAGAATAATTTTTCTCAATCATAACAAATTTAAGGTGGGCGGGTCCACTCTCGCTTTACCGCCCACTCCCGCAGGAACTATTAAAGATTTAAAGTTCTCTTTGTTTCTTCTTGAGTTTCTGGTTTAGCTTGTACCTCACCTTTACCTACACGTTCAGCAAAAGTTTTTGCAATGTCATAAACACCTTTGTCTGACACTGGTCCAACTTTACTTACGTCCCATCCAAACCATGTGCCTTTATCATTTGACATCTGCACAGTTTTTAGATTGTAAATGTGGCTATAAGTTGGCGGGGTAAACATACCATTTTTACCTTGCATTTTAATACCCAACATCATTGAGTTCCATTTTCTACTCACCTTTAATTGAGTAGCTTTCATAGAAATCAAAGCTGTTGTAGGACTATCTCCAAGAAGAATCACAAAATGATTTGCTGTATTCTCTAAATAATTACCGTTAGGTAATCTATCCTTGAAAGATTTATCTCTTGTAGTTTGGCTAATTATATCACTATCTGCCTCGTGAATTGCAACAGGTGCACCAGTGCTGGTACCTCTATCTTGCCACTCTACATACTGTCTTTTATAAAAAACTGGTAAGACATTTATTGAGTCATACAGTTCATTAGAAACAGTATTTATTATTTTGCCAGGCTCTGCGCCTTCAACATATTTACCATCTCTCTTATTAACTTCTGGAGATAGTTGTCCCAAAACTTTTAAGAACGGTAACGCAAGATCTTCTTGCGATATGTTTTGAGCTCCTTTATTTGCATCAGCTTCAAATAAATTTGTTGCTAACGCTCCTTCTTTTTTTGTTGCTACTTGGTTCATGTTTATTTGCTCCTTTTTATTGTAGTCTTATTTTCAGAGAACACTCCGAAAATTTCCGTTGGCATTTCTTTACCTGCCTCGATACGTTCACGGACTAACGCTTTCAAAGTCATGGGTTCAACCTTCATCTTTTGTGTTGGTTGAAACCCTTGACCTTTTGCAAGTTCGGCATAATCAGCCGCCTTGTTATCTTCGTTGCGACCAAAAGATACGGATATCTCGTTTTTGATTATATCTCCTAGTCCATTGTTACGAAGCCAGTTAAACGCCGTCTCTTTATTTGCCTCCGTTATGGTAGCTCGATACGTCGTTGAAACTTTTAAATGAGATCCGTCATGCAGTTTTAACTCCGCAAGACCCATCTCACTCATCATAGTAGGTATAACTTCACCTGATATATGATCTCGTTTTTTTTTTAATAACTTTATGTTTTCTTCTGCTGCCTCTATAGTTGTTACAACATTTTCTAGTCTTTCAACTTGATCTGCAAGTGACTGAATATTGTCAGTCTGTTTCATTGCATCTTGTTGATCTTTTTCAAAATCAATATTATTCATTAATGTCTCCTTTCTCATATAAATTAAGTTCTAATGGATAGTATTTTCTTTCTTGTTTATCCCACTTTAATAAACTGTATTTGCCATTTGTTATGTCAGAAACAATAGAGCAGGCTACACCTATTATTGCAGGATCTCCTGTAAGCAAAAGATAATCTCCTTGCTTAAAGTTTTTTAAACCTTGTCTTAACTTATAAATTAATGGACCAGGCGAAAAAATCATTTGTGAAAATTCTGGTAATAAAAAAACAAATTTACCATAATGCGAAGCACCCATAATATTTATCTTAGGGTTACCGGCTTTAGTTCCAGCAATTTCTTGAATTACATAGACGGTGCTTTCCCTACTAGGAATACTGTTAGTGTTAATTACTTTCATTAATATTTTTTATAATCTCTTTATGTGTTTTATATATATAATTACTATATGTTTTTTTTACAGTACTATCAAGGTAATGTTCTAACTCGTCTCGAGTTACTTTTGGTAAAAAATCATATTGTTTTTTTAAAAATTTACTTTTTTTAAAAAAATTAATTCCGTGCAAAACCTGAATAAAATTACACGCCCAAAACAATTTATAATCAGATCCTTTTAAATCATCATTAATTGGTAATCTTTCTCTCCATAAATCTAACATTTTTTGAAGACTAGGTGGAGCATTAAAATATGTATAGTTTTTCCAAAACGAATTATTTTTACCCCAACTTAAATAGTGAAGATAAATAAAATCTCTTATATTTTCCATAATACTTTCAATTTGATTATTGTATTGTTCTCTTACAGAATTAAGAGGATTAGTTAAATTATGCATTAATAAGAAAGATTGTTGTATTGACGTCCCAATTGACGTTGCTTCTAACGGCTCTACAAAATTAGCAGATAAACCTACAGCAACACAATTTTTAATCCAAACTTTGTCTAAACGACCTGGATCAAATTTAATATGTTTACCAACATTTATTTTATAACCTAATTCTTTTTCTACTTCTGCTTTTGCTTTTTCAGGTGTTGTATATTTATCAGAAAAAATATATCCATTTCCGTGCCTACCTTGAACTGGTATTTTAAATCTCCAACCAAATTTCATAGCTTTCGCTAAAGTCCAACAGTTATAATTTTTTTCGTCTAGAGTTTGAAAAGTTATAGCAGAATTAACTTTTAAATATTTTTTATAAGACTTCCATTTAGCACCTAGTTTACTTATTAGTAATCTTTTAAAACCAGTGCAGTCAATAAAAAAATCACCTTCATATTTTTGTTTCGCACTTTGAACAAAACTAATACCTTTTTTATTAACTTCAACATAATTAATAGTATCGTCTATAATTTTTATACCTCTTTCTTCACACGTTTTTTCTAAAAAAACATTTAATTTATGTGTATCAAAATGATATTGCAAAGGTTCAATTGTTTTAGGTAATTTATTTTTGTAAATAAAATTATGATTTAACTTTTTATTATTTAAAATTAAATTTAAATAACCAATATGTTCTTGTCCTGTTTTAATATCTAAATCTGTAAATACAGAGTGCAAGTATTTTTCATGTCCCCACCCATCAAACATTATCCCAAATTTGTAAGTAGCTCCACACTCTTTAATTATTAAATTTTTATCGACATTTATAAAAGATAAAAAAGATGACCACTCTTCCGTTGATCCTTCTCCTACACCAATAATTCCAATGTCTTTAGACCTGACTACTTTTACGTTAACCTGTTCCTTAAATTTTTGTTTTAAAATTAAAGCAGTTACGTAACCGGCCGTGCCTCCCCCTACAATAATAATTTTATAATCTTTCATCCTTGACAATATAGGTTTGGATAAGTATATTGTCAATAAGAAAGATGAATTATAAATTTAAGACAAAGCCTTACACGCATCAGTTGACTGCCTTGGAAAAGTCATGGAACAAAGAGACCTATGCTTACTTCATGGAAATGGGTACAGGTAAAACAAAAGTATTAATAGATAATATGTCCATGCTTTATGACAAAGGTAAGATTGATGGTGCCTTAATTGTAGCTCCCAAGGGTGTAATAAAAACTTGGTATGAGCAAGAGATACCCACACACTTACCAGACCACATAGAAAATGTGTCAGTATTATGGCAATCAAATATTACAAAATTACAACAAGAAAAATTAGAAAGTTTATTTGAAATAGAAACCGCTTTACATATTCTTATTATGAATGTTGAAGCTTTTAGCACAGAGAAAGGTGTAAAATTTGCACATAAATTTTTAAATTCTCATAGGGCATTGATGGCTATAGATGAGTCTACTACTATTAAAACACCTACAGCTAAGAGAACTAAAAATATTATTGGTCTTGGTAAGATTTCTAAATACAGAAGAATTATGACAGGATCTCCAGTTACAAAAAACCCATTAGACTTATATACACAGTGTGAATTTTTAGATCCATACTTATTAGACTTTGCATCATATTACGCTTTTAGAAATAGGTATGCTGTAATGAAAACTATGCACATAAGAGGTCGATCAATACAAACCGTGCATGCTTTTCAAAATTTAGGAGAATTATCTGATAAATTAAAAGGTTTTTCTTACCGTGTTTTAAAAGAAGACTGTCTTGATTTACCTCCAAAGAACTGGACTAAACGTCATATAACATTAAGTAAAGAACAGCAGAAAGTATACGATCAAATGAAGAAGACAGCATTAGCCACATTAAACGGCAAAGTTACATCTACTATGACAGTTCTTACTCAATTGATGAGATTACAACAAATAACTTGTGGTCATTTTGTTGCTGACGATGGCAGCACACAAGAAATAAAAAATAATAGAATTACAGAGCTAATGGATGTGTTAGATGAAACAGAAGGTAAAGCAATCATATGGGGACACTGGCAAAAAGATATACAAAATATTGTAAGTGAAATAGAAAAGATCCATGGTCCAGGGTCAGTGGTTAGTTATTACGGACTCACGCCTCAATCAGAAAGACAAGATAACATACGTAAATTTCAAGGCGACCCTAGATGCCGGTTCATGGTAGGAACGCCCTCTACGGGCGGCTATGGGATAACTTTGACGGCTGCAAACACCGTAATTTACTATTCTAACGGATATGACCTAGAGAAGCGTTTACAGTCAGAGGACCGTGCGCACCGTATCGGACAGAAAAAAAATGTAACTTATGTTGATATTATATGTGAAGATACCGTTGATGAAAAAATACAAAAAGCTTTACGTAAAAAAATTAATATTGCATCAGAAGTTTTGGGAGAAGAATTAAGAGACTGGATTTAATTAACAACTTTACCACCAGACCATTTCATTTCTGGGAGCCCTTCGGTGTATTTTTTTCCATCAAAAGTAAGAACTTGTTTTCTATTTGAATCTGATTCGTGATAACTTATGTGGACCCATCCGCCTGCGGGGTCGTCTTTGTCGTAGTACTCCATGATCAATTGATCGAAGTCCACGTTATTTTGTAGCCAGTAAGCTGTCTGAATATTTGGCACACCAAAAATTTCTAGGTCGACCGCCTGCCCCAGAGCGTGCTGCGATGTCTTTTTGCTGCCGATCGCTTCACATAACGCTTCACTACGATAGCCGCTGGTGATGGTTACTGGTTTGTCAAAGTGTGCACGTAATGGCTCAAGAACTTTCCAACATAAATCACCTAAAGCTTTAATCTCACCTGATCCTGGTGTGTTATCAATGCCTCTACGTTGAGCTGTCATCGACTTGGTCATTTCTTTTAAACTAAAATGTTTTGAAAGTTGCATGAAAAATTTTTTATCTAATAATTAAAGCAAATATAACATAAGCCATACCAGATATCAAAGCTCCAGTAGATACTAATAATATGCTTTCTACACGGTTAATTTGACGTTCAAGTTTATTTATCTTATCATGTGTCTGCTTTTGCATTATTCTGCAAAGCTTCTCATGATCTTCAATTTTTTGTAATGCGTTCTTAGCCATTATGTTTGTCTCCTACTCGCTATTACTTGTTCTTCTGGAGATAGTAACGCTTGTTGTGTTTGTGTCAAGTTAGTAATTGGGTCTCTTTGTTGCAAGTTTACTTGCGTATTTACTATAGGGGTTGCTGAAGTTACTGAAGCAGGTAATGGTGGCGTTGAAATACTTTCAAATAAAAAATCATTTACATCAGATTCAAAACTACCTGTTAAAGGTAAACGTCCAAACTCTTTAAACATTAATCTTAATGTTGGTCTAACTTCTCTAAATATGTTTGGATCTCCAAGATTCCTAGCTATCTCTCTAAATCTTTCTTGTATATCTTCTGATGGATAATACGGTTCAAATTTTGATCTTGATAAATTATTAAAAGTTGTATCACTTATTTGTCTATCTTTAAATTCTTGTTTTAATCTTGAACGATTAACTCCTAATATACCAGCTGCAGTTATATTTTTATTCATCTCCTGTTGAACTAAAAATCTAGCTTTGTTTGAATTATAATATGCTTGAATAACATCATTTGGTTTTATTCTACCACCTCTTAATATTCCAAAGTAACCACCAGTAAATTCTCTTCTAGAATTTCTTATACCTGTTTGATATTCCGCTATTTTAAATCCCATTGATTGTAGCGGATCTACTTTAATAGGTCTTAGTCCCATAAAACCTGCTAACTCCGGTCCAATATTTAATTCATCACCACGTTTTGTTGGTGAACCAAAAGCAGCTTGTCCTAATCTTTGAAACTGTCTGTATGATGGTGCAAGTGCAATACCTAAATGTAAAAATCTAATTGCAGCTTTGTTTCCTGCAGGTGTTTGTTCAGTATATAACTGTCTACCTTCCGATGTTCTACCACCTCTAACAGTTAAATCTGTTACAGCCTCTGTCCAAATAGACTCAGATATAAAAGGATTCATTATTTCAGCACCAGCTTCGTTTACACCACTTACAAAACCAGATAATAATGTTTGATCTGTTGCTTCACCGGCTATAATATTATTTACTAAAGTTCTATATGGTCTAGCTATTACATCATATGCATTGCTATGACTAAAATCTATATAACGCAATTCACCATCATCTGTTCTGATAGGAACAAGCGTAGAATTTTTAGACCATTCTGGTACGAATTGACGTAATGCCTGTATCTCATCTTCTGTAACATCGTAAACAGCTTTTGCTCCTTCTACAACAACTTGCGGTACAACAACTAGTGTTGTGGCCATACCAGATAATCTTTTAAATCCTGTGCCATACATTGGATTGTTATTTTTAACAAGACCTTTGCCTTCTATAAAAACATATGGAGTTACATTACTGCCTCTAATTACTTCTCCAACAGCCGGTATGTGTTTCATTTCTTTTATACCTTGCTCTGCAATGTTTGTTGTAGTTCTAATCATCTCGGCAGGAAATGACATAAAATTACCAATTGGTAGTATTCTTGCAGTCTTAACTGCTGAACCAACATACGCATAGTTTGGTACAGTATTTTTTACAATGTTAGCTGCTTCTCTTTTTAATCCTTGTATAACTTCTGGTGTTGTTTCAATACCTTGTTTGACAGCTGCTTGTTTTAATCTATC